ATAGAACTGGTTCTGGTAATTCAGTAGTTGAAGGACCAAGACAAGAAGGTTATTTCTATAAGGCACATTACCCAATTACAATAAGAAATTTTTCGAATTATATTGAACAAGGTGATACACATACTGATGGTATTCCAGATTATGCCGAGAATTTAGGTGATGGTAGATGGCTTTGGAGAGACTTATTAAGCATTGGATTTAATGAAGGTCAAGAAAACCCAGTAAATTATCCATTCTTGAATGGTGCACATTATATACATCAGAATTATTGTATTCCACTTAGGAGACAAGACCCATTTGGTTATTTTGGGTTATATTTCTTACCAACAACTAACCCAATTAATTCAGACCCAGCTGGAGATATAACTGGAGATAACTTTACTACTAATCACGCTGATAATGTCTGCTAAATATACTATTAGAATATCCGATTTAACTGGGGTTACCGATACTATGATTAATATTCCAATCACACTAACACCCCAAATGACTGACCAAGCTGAGTTAGTTAAGAGGAAATTTATTGATGTTGAAGTAGAGAAATCAATAAATCCAATTCTAGATTATGAAAAAGCTAGGTTCACACCAATTTATTTTCCATCACCTAGTAATACAAACATTTATACGTTAGTTCGTAACATAAATTATAATGTTAGGACATTAGGCTCTGTCGGTTTTCCAACTTCAGCTACGATGTACTCAGAAATAGGTATGTCAGATGATGATATTAGATATGGTAAGAAAAGATATGAAAATTCATTCTTAAATTTATCATTTTACGATACTGACAAACCAACAACACAAAGATTATTATCGTATATTGATGTATACCCAAGACTGATGCCAATGAATATTGGAAGTAATGGTTTACCGTTACCAGCTAATCAAATACCAGTTACATTTATTCTATCTAACCCAGTAAGAGACCCAAATGGATTTGCGGAAGGGTTTTATATTTATAATTATAGGGATGAAGTAACAAGTAATTTACCTAAGGAATTATACATGAGGGCTAGATTTAACAATGCATCAACTGGTAAAATAACCAATATGATGACTGAGGGTATTCCTTATTTCATAGATGATTTGGTAAATAAGTTATATACGAAGTATGTATTGTATAGAAACAATACTGGTTATTATTACGCTATTGATGAAACATATTCAAATAATGTAACACTAGTTGGTAACGATTTAACGATTAATTTATACGAAATACAAGCATTATAATGGAAGTACTTAAAAGAACTATATCATTTGAACCATCAACGGTCAGATATTCTGGTGGGACATACCCATACGGTACAATGACAGCTGATACATTTTTTATTAACATCATGCTTACACAGAATGTTGATGATATGGGATTGTTTACCGATATAGATTTTATTCCAGAAAGTCAGTTATCTACTGACCAACCAGATTATACAATATTAACTAATAAATTAACAGCTTCTGGTATTACATTCCCATTTATGTATGGAACCCAACCATTAACACCTACTGGGATTGTTGATAACACTAATATTAGGTTGGTTGGTGATGATTTATCTGATTATTGGAATTATGGTAACAATAAAATTACTGGTGCTACCGATTCTAAAAAAACAGACGTTAAAAGTTATAGTAATACACAACCATATCAAACTGGTTTTGATGTTGATACAACAATCTATACTAATTACATTGGTGCCACTATTGATGGTAGAACTAGAATAACGGACCAATCATTACCTTCATATTCGGCTATAACATATGTTTTTGATGCTAATAATGATGTAAACATTGGAACTACAAATCAAAGTAGTGGTATTCGTTACACTGACTATTCTGGTCAAAGTAGAACAGTTGTTGATGAAATTGGTAATATATTTAGCATTCCATTAACAACAATGGAATATACTAGTGAAGGTTGGAACGAAACTAACACTTCATTATCGGCTGTTATAAAAGAAGAATATTTATTTGGTGTCACACAGGTGCCAGAAGTACAAAGCGATGTATTTATAGATAGAGGTGCAACAACAGTACTTGAAAAACATTTAAGATTATCGGAAATAGAGAGTCTTGAACATTTTGAACGATACACTAATGGTTTTTATAAGCTTGTTAAACAATAATGAAAAAAGAACTTTATGAAAATTTTTTACTTGTTAAATATATGTACATGACAATGGAGCAAGTAAATAAACTAGAGGACCACGAAAAAGAATGGTATATAAATAAAATAAAAGAATATTTAAATAAATTATAACATGGCAACAGGAACATACGGAGTCGTAAGACCAGCAGACATAACACCAGATGATGTAGATATCTTCATCCATTACACACCTAATAGAAATTTATCTGGTGGTAACGTAGTTAAGGTAACCAACCCATCTAGTTATTTAATCCCAATTGATGACCCATCTAAAGCGGATTCTGGTATTTCATCATTTTCGTTATTTGGTGGATTATACACACTTAAATTGCCAGTATCTGATTTTGGTGCTAAGGGTTTTTACACTGTAATGATTAAACCAGTTGAGATTAGAACCAGAATTGTTGATTGTGGTGTTTTATCAGCATATCCAGACATTAAAGGGTTGGTTTTTGATTTAGCTGAAGTTCCATCAAGATTTGTATCAAGATTTGATAATGGTGGTCTTAGTGGTTATAGAATTGAATATTTGGATTCATCAAGTACATCTGATGCTAAAATTCACAATTTTTTTAGAATTATTACAAGTAATAATAGAGCAGAACCAGTAAATCAAAATCTAACCAACACAAGTCAAAAAGCTATTCGTTATAGGTTTAATGACAATTCAACACTTACATTTTGTACTGTAACACCTAGTTCAGCTACCAATGTAAGACCAAATGTTTTGCCAAATATTGGTCAGCCTAATCAACAAGTAATCATTACGAATACTTTTTTTAATCCTATAATGATTGAAATTGAGATGGTAGAGCATGATATTGAAACTTTAGCGTATGGAATCTTCGGAAATCAAACAAAATCCTTGGAAGATGGTATTTATACTATATACAACTTTAGAAATGAAATTTACAAACAATATAACCTATATGAAATCAAAGATAGGTATACTGGTAAACCATTATTTGAAGTTAGAGACGAAAGAGATAACGTTGATTTTGCTAAAGGATTCAACGAAATTACAAACATTTAAGTAAATGGCAGATAATAGAATAAAAGTAGTAGGTTACGCAACGAAACAGGTATATAATGGTCAAATAGAATATAGAAATTTTTCTGATGATTTAGTAGGTTTCCAATTAACGGATGAGAATTCAACATTCACATTCGGTAACTTTGCTGTGACCACAACTATCGATGCCAAACCAAGTAAAATATTTACGACTAATAAGTTTTCTAACTTTGTTAGTCTTTATGAATTAGATTTAACACCAGAAGAAACAGTTGTTTTATTAAATAACAACGCTGAGGTTAAATTAAAATTAGATAAATCTAATCTTAGTAATTATGCATATTTTGGTAGTCTATTGGAATATGTTAGAGTATCTCTTGAGGAAGTAATCACTAAATGGCCAGCATCAATATTTATGAGCCCAATTAGTGGTATTTATGCCAATAAATTGACTGTGGAGGATTTTTCATACGATGCGTTGCACGAATACTCATCATTTAAAATTAATGTTGATTATATTAAAAATCCGTATCAATTAAATTTCCAACAAAATGGTACAATAATCGATACGTTTAATGAGGGTAATGATTTAAGAAATTTAACGGTAAATTTTTTAGGTTATAGTTTATTAAGAGATGGTGATGAATATCCAGTGTTAGGGTTTACTGGTGCAACACAATTAACCAATGATTATATTTATGTTACAGTAAAGGGAAATCCATTCATGGATATTACTGGTGTTACAGCAACAACATCATATCACATTAAACCAAATACTCAAAATGAAGAATTGTTTTTTAATTCATTACCAGATTTTGAAAACAATTTATTAAATAGATTAACAGTCCCAAAATATTCCTCAACTTATAAATTCTCAAAGGTTGGTGATGAAGGTTCAATCATTCATGATACTAAAACTTTGACATGGCCAGTAAGTGATGGATACAATATTGATTTTGACTCAACTAGTTACATATCATTTGTGAGTGATTTAGTTGAAATAGCTACTGGTTTTGATGAAACAAAAACTAATCTTATGGTTAGGTTTCTTACTGCCGAATCAATTTCTGATTTTGATACAGTCCCTAGATGTGATGGTCAATACGATGAAGAAACAGCTGGTCAAAAAATGAATAGAACACTTAAGATTTATGGTAGAGAATACGATGAAATTAAGCGATACATCGATGGTCTTCAGTATGCACACACAGTTTCATATGACCAATCAGATAATGCACCAGATGCAACACTTAAATTTTTGGCTAGAACATTAGGTTGGAACTTAGTGTCATCAGTATTAGAAAACGATTTATTAAAAAATTATATCACATCTAACCCATCAACCTATTCTGGTATGAGTAGAGGTTATACTGCTGTTGAAGCCGAAATTGAGATGTGGAGAAGAATTATACTTAATTCACCTTGGATTTGGAAATCTAAGGGTGCTAGGAAGGCCATAGAGTTCTTATTTAAGTTTATAGGTGCTCCAGATGGTTTAATTGAATTTAACGAGTTTATATACATTGCAAAAAACAAACTAGATATCGATTTATTTAAATATCTTTTAGAACAAAATGGTTTATCTGATATTGATACTACACTTTATAATGTTGATGCTGATGGATACCCAAGGGTTCCTAACAATAATTCAAATATGTATTTCCAAAAAGGTGGTCTATG